TCGAGTTCAAGTATTGCTTCATTAAGCGAGTCAAGATAATCCATTTCTTCCTCATCAAGTTCATTTTCATCAAACATATCTTCAGCAAGTGAAGTCATAGGGGCAGGACGGGGTGCCTGTTTCTTTGTTGCTACCCCAGGCTTTTGCGGCATTGCACCAAATTTTGGCTTGATACCGGCGCCTGCTTTGCCAGGAGAGGTGGCTGCGGCGATCTCTTTCCTGAGATCATCAAGATCAATTTCATAAAGTTTTTCTTCCATTCTCTTCTCCTGCGCAGGAGCGCTTTTTACAGTGTCCTCTTCCTCTTCCTCTTCGTTGATGAGATTTAAGAGTTTTCTCTTCTCAGTCTCGCTCAGCTGATCAAATGCCTGCTGGAACTCATCTTTAGCTACAGCTGATTGCTTGGGCGTAAAAAGTGTAACAAGGGATTTAAGCGCAGCCTCATCAAGAACTACTTCTTCGTCAATATCGTCAACATTCTCGTTGAGTGCATCGACTAGAAACTTTTCTGCATTAATTGGCCTAGTGACATCACCTACAAGCTGCTTATCTATAAACTCTCTAATACGTGGTGTGACTGCTTCAACAATTGCGTTCTTTGCATTTAATTCAGCAACCTCACGGAGGCGCTTTGCATCGGCTATTGCTTCGTCATAAAGTGTTTTTGACATTAACTGGTACCTGCTTTCAATACATATTATGATCTTTGTCAACTATCCTGCACGATCTTAATTTTTAAACGTTGCTTGACAAGATTTCGTGTATCTGGATCCATTAAATCGTGTAAACGATTAATTGTAATCAGACTATCATTATCTAATTTGCTGGCTCGTGTAGTTCCGTATTGCGTGCCTATAAATCTTCCGGGCATATTTGAATATGACTGGTTAGAACTTGATCCGCCGACGGCAGGTCCAGAAAAATTCTTGTAGAGCAATGATGCAGGAAAAGGTGTAATGCCTTTCATGATAGATGATTCTTCAAGAGAGGTACTCCACCGCATTTTTGTGAGGGAAGCGTTATCTTTTCTGGTGTGTGTTCGTGGTTTTGCGACTGAGGTGTATCCCGTTCTATTGACAAAATCTTGCGTGTGCATCACATCTTCAAGATCTTCATCAGCAAGCGTTGGATCATCTATAATATAAGGAAAAGTTCCCACAGTGGTATAATCACCACCTGAGAACTTTTTCTTTAATGTGCCATAACCAGCACCAACATTTGCGTCACCGCTAAACCAAGATCTTTTTGTTGTGGGTGGCGCGTCTCTCATATCAAGTAATCTTAGAAGTTCCCATCATGAACTTGCCGATTGTTGCACGTGCAATCTCAGCTGTTGTATTGACAGGATTTGCCCCAACGCCCTCTCCTCGCCCAAATTGAGCAGCTGCTGCTTGTCCGGGATCGCCGTTGCGAGGTAGGGCACCCGTATAAGCAGGTTGAGCGAAAGGATCTGTGCCGTTGCCTTCTCCAGGCGATGACGGATTAGGTGTGTAAGGTGATGCAGGAAGACCTTCGCCCCCTGTAATAACGTCATCAAGATTAGGTGGCGAATAAAGAGGATCTACACCTCCCGCCCGACGACCTGCAAAATTTAAATCAACTTGATTGTACATGTAGCCGCCGTCGTCTACGACACCATCGACAACACTAACACCAGGCACACTATCACCTGGGCCGCCGCCGCCGTTTAAAGTAGCAATTGCGATATTTTTTACTGCGTCTGGCGTATATTCGTTTGGTTTGTAAATGGGTGAAGAGGGAAAGATGGCTTTCAAGTTACCTTGATTACGATCTCCTAGACCGCCAGTCTTTGCGCCGTCGTCTGGTGATACAACTGTAGTATAATTGACTGCCATCTTATCTCCTTATTCTTTGCAAATCTAAGAAATCAGAGGCTTTCCATGATGCGACGCTTGAGTGCAAGGCGGCGCTCCATGACTACCTGTAGGCGACGACGGAGACGCATCTCTTCTTCTTTAAGCATCTTGGCTGCATTCATGTCTCTATCACCGGGCTTGTACGCGGTGGCAGCGGGTGCTGTGGCATCAGCCCATTGCTCTTCAGTCTCATCAAGGTGATAATCCTTGCGAGCTTTAGCGTTCACTTTTGCGTGATTTGCCTCGACCTTTTTCTTCTCTTCGAGGACGATTCTTCTAAGCAATTCGGGTGTAAGCTTCTTCATAATAAACTCCTATAGGGGAACATTAGCTAATTATCACGAACTTTGCATTTTTGCTATTTTCTAATAGAATCAGCAAAAGCAAGCTTAGACCACTTGCTTGCGCTTTCACCGAACAGATCAGTGGGATCTGATAATAACATCTTTCTTGCTGCTGCATCACCTGAAGTCATAACTTGTGCTTCATGCGTCGCCTGTGTGCTTGATGACCTCTCGTCCATATTGAGATATTGACCTGATGATGCAGTCTCTGCCAGGATTCCCGCAAGAATTGGATCTGACGTAATATCTTTAACCATGCTAAGAGGATTAAACTTCTTTTGGGCTGACGCAACTTTTTGGACTTGCTCTTTTTGAGGTATGAAAGACATCTTATCATATACTGACGTTCTTTGCTGACTGCTGGCTGTTGACGTTGATCTTCCTGCTAGTGCTTGCGACACTTGATGTGCTTGCGGCGGTGCAGATCTTAACGATCTATTTTCAACTATACTTTTATTACCGTTAAGGCCCTCGCTAAGGATCTCTACAAGACATTCTTTTACAATTTCTTTTAAATCATCTTTTGATAGCTTCATATCACTTCCACGATAGTATGTCTGTAAAGATCCTATTAACACGATCAGATTTTGTAAATGTCTTCTTTAACTCTCTGCCTGATATAACACGACTTTCACTCATCATGAATGCGCCAGGTGTGCTAGGCTCTGATACGATGTCAAAACAAATAAGCTGGAAGTCATCTTGAACGATTACAGCATCACCTTGCTTGCGCGTTGATCCTACACCCCGAGAAGAAATGCCTAGCGTTACGCCTGCCTCAACTAAGCTTTGCAAGATTTTACCGCTAGGTGTGTCAAGCAGCTCGACGACGCCTGATACCGTGTCGCCTTCCATCTTTGTTTCTCTAACAATGTGTGATACATTCTTAAGTTCAACAACAGAAGTATCAGGATGATCACATTCTCCTAAGGCTCTATTCTCTCGAATAAACTTTTGGTAGTTATCAATTTCGCGCTCAAGAATTGCTCTTGGGTAAATTCTGCCGTTCTGGTTAAGCGTGTCTGCACGCTGGATAACGCCTCGAAGCATGACTCTGCCGCCATTTGTCAGCTTAGACTCACGAACAAGTTCAGGTGAGTATCGAAGCGGTAGCCATTCTTTCAAAAGAACCATGTTATCATTAGACATTGTCGTCCTCCTCACTAAGCTCTACAATAAGTTGGGAAATAGTCATGAATCGAGAAATAACTTCATCACTTAGCGATTCAAAAACTAGACCGTGCAAAGCTTTCTCAACTTTAGGTATTCTATCTTGTAGCGTTGAATTATCAGTTGAAGCTTTAAGAACGCTTATCTTCTTAAGCGCAGTCTCACGTAAGCTATTTAAACGATTAGCAAACTTAGATTCTTGACCGCTTTCTATGCTAAAAATATATTCTTGTATGAGTTCTGTTTGATCTTGATTGAGTTTTCCTGCATATTTCTCATTGAATTTCTCATTCATAATCTTGACAACTAAGCTATCAACTTCAGGTGTAGGCGCCTGCAAATCAGTTGATTCAACAATCTTATCTTTAAGCAACCATTGGACAACTTGTCCTTCTAGCATTATCATCTTAGTTAAATCTGATGCGTCTCCTGCTGCCCACTCGTTTATTAAATTTTGAACTGTAGCGTAAAGTCGATAATCAGGAATTCTTCTTTGATAGAAACTGTCATCTCGAAGATTATGATTGATTTCTCTAATCAGAATTGACTTTTCATAATCAAGAGTTTTATGATTTGATCTGCGTGCGGCAGATTTTGCTTCTGAGAGAACAGCAGCCGCGACAGGTGTGTCACTAACAGTTGATTTGATTAGCGCATTAAAGAGACGATATTCTTTGTAAAGCTCGGTCTTTTTGTCATAATGCTTCTCAATAATATCCAGTGCAAGTTGAGCGCGCTGTTTATCACCCTCGACTATCGCAGATGATACTGCTCTTAGCAAGAGCTCATAAATAATTCCGACGTTTCTTTTCTTGTTATGCTGGATATTCATTCGTCCCCCTCTGGCGTATTAGACGCAGAGCTCTGCTTATTAACTATCTTTCTGCGCCGCAAAGCATCTAACATTCTGTTGACTTCAGACATTCTCGCATCTGCAAATATGTAATCTCTGTCTTCTTTGTAGTCATCTTCATCTTCGATCTCTTTGAGCACATCTTTGAACGGATTTATAAGATCATTTTTTGCGCCGAACGGGTGTGCTATTGAATCTGTTTGATCTGACTTGTCATGTGACACCATTGATGAGTGATCTGACATATTGTGCAAGTGGCCGCGACGCGCGCGTTTAGCATTGTATCTATCTCTGTCAGCTTTAGTGTTGCCTTCGATTCTTTCACCCAAAAGCTTGCGACCGATTGCATCGACTGTATTTTGTGCTCTAATCGGTGCGTTTTCATCATTAATAGAGAGTTTTGATAGATCAAAATCAGGTTCGCCTAAAAGATTTAAACTCATCTTATTACGACTATCTGATGCCGTCACGGGACCCGGCGGAGCTGCGCTCTCTGGCGGTGACGGTGACGGCGGTGTTGCTTCAGCACCGGGAGGTTCAGGAGGCGGTGGTGTTTCGGCGAACGGACTTGTTGGAATTGACGAACCGGCAATTGACATGTCTGGAACAGTAGATTTATCTTCAGGAAGCTTAACAGCTTCAATCTTGAGTTCAACTTCTTTGTCTTTAATAAGACCCGTATCGATTGAATCAATCTCTTCATCAGACATTTGAAATACTTTCTTTCTAATCCATCTTTTGTCAACCAAACCTGCAACACCCATTGCTGACGCTGCAATCTGGAATTTTGTGTTGTAAAGTTCCAATTTTTGCTGCATTGCAATAGTTGAAGGATTTGTAAGCTTTAACTCAAAATCAAGCAGATCTGGCCCATCAAATCCGTTTGAGTGAAGATGAATAATTGCAACTTTGTTCATCTCAGAAATAATTGTGCGCTGTATTCTTGCAATTGTTCTTGAGAAGCGAATGTCTTCTTGCGACAACGTAGCTTTTGCGCCAAGGCCTTCATCATAACCGAGATAAGCTTTTGGAATTTTAAGTGCAGCAAAGAGCTTCTTTTGAATATATTGAACATCTTCGATGGCAGCTGTATTTGTGCCTCCGGCGAGCGGCTCGATTTTAGTTCCAGATTGGCCGCCACGAACAGGAATGAAGTAGTCTTCATCAACTGATAGTGGATTATATCTTAGATCAACACGGCCTGTCTGCTTATCGACAACTTGACTTTTTTTGAGTTGTGATTGTGCTTGCTCCATGTAATTTGAGATATCTTCTGGCGGAACGTTGCCGACGTCAATATAGAAAACACGTCTGTCAGGCGCACGAACAACACGATAGACCAACATTGCGTCTTCTACAAGAATCAGCTGTCGCCAAATACGACGTGCTGCTTCAAGAACTGATGATCCGTATGGTAGAAATGCGTCATTACCGAGAATTCTAAAGTGTGAGACTTGCCAATTCTCTAAAATCTGATTTCCCTGTGTAACCCATCGAAATCTGACTGCCATCGGGTCATTCTTGTCATATCCTTCCTCACGCTCAATCTCGTTGACAGGGATCGGATAAACATTAACAACGCCTTGATCGGGTGAGACGTCGTTGAAGAGGAAAAAATCTCCATACTTGCACATGTTTCGTGACCACGAAGTCAAATTAAAATTGACGTTTAGCGTGTCGTAGAAAAGCTCATTTAATAGCTTGTGTATTGTAGGATTTTCAGAATAAATATGAAGAACATTGCCGCGCTCATCAGGTGAGATGGTCTCTTCAGCATAAATGTCAAGTGCACTCGCAATTTCGGGTGTATACTCCATCTCTTGAAAGTCGGAGTATCTTGCCATTCGGTCATATGAACCGTATGCAGACATTGCTGAGCTGTAGACGTAGCTTTGTGCTTTTCTAAATTGTTCAAAAGCAGAGGTTGTTTTTTCTGTTGCTTTAAAGTCTCTGACTCTTCTCTTTATGACTGGACCACTTCTAAATAGCGTGGTTAGTCGGGAGAAGAGATTTTCGTTTTTTGCCATCTATGCTCCTAGTTCTTTATTAGCCACATGAATTCTGGTGGCAAATTCATAGGCTTTGAGTATCCTCGTAACGCTCTGTCACGATTTGCCTCTTGTTGGTGCTTGTTCAATATTACATCATTTGAAGCACCATTAAACTCTTTTTTCTTGAAGCCCATTGCTGTCAACATTGCTTGATTAAGTTTATCACCATCTTTGTTGTAGTCGGTCGATGCATCATACATCCACGTGCCGATTGCAAGTGACATAATTAAGTCGTCATTCTCACCCTTCATCGCTTGTGCCTTGTTCTCATTCCACACAAACGTCTTGAGCTCTTCATAAAACCGTGATGAATAAATCATTAATTGCTTATTTCGAATGACTTCTTCTAGCTTAGTAAGAATCTGGTTGCGTGACTTTCCGCTAGTTGTAAATCCTGCGAGTTCTGTCTCAGCAGGTGGAACATAGTCACCGATGTAGACTGATTTATTCTTATTGTAATACATCTTTGGATAGTTAAGATCTTTAAGCTTGACTATCGTTGCATAACCAAATGAATTATTCTCTGGGCACATGAGTGCTTTATTGTACCGCAACCCGTATTCGTTCAGTAGATCACCAAACTTGTCGGGTGCAATCTTGCCTTTGTATTCAGCAACAATTTCGCCCTCAGAAGAATCAATTATATGAAATGCCGAAAAATCTTTACCGTCACCTCTAGCAATATCAGCTGAGATGATGTATTTGTGCTCTGTTAGCGGCTGCTTCCAGATCCAGACATTGCGGTCCGGTCCGCCGCGATCTATTGGCGGCCTTATGATCTTGCTAATCCATTTAATATCGCTGTCGTTGAGAAATGTCTCACCCGACGCAGCAAAGTCACACAAGTATTCTTGGGCAATTTCTTTAGCGGATAAGTTTCGTGTTTCTTTATCAAACCATGCTTGATCGCGCTCTGGATGCACGTCCCAGTTGAGACGGATTGACTTAAACTCGTTTAATCCTGACTCTGCTTCTGTAAAAAGCTTATAATACTGGCCGCCAACGCCGTTAGGTGTCGAAAGCACAACGGCGCGACCACCTGTTGAGATTGTCGGGTACAAGCCTGTCCAAAGATCGTCGAAGTTTCTGACGAATGCTGCTTCATCAATAATCAGCAAAGAAAGTGATTCGGATCGCCCTGCATCTTCTGAAGTAGGCACTGCTTTAATTGACGAACCGTGACTAAACTCGATCATTTGCCGATTGTTTAGTGTGATCTGTGGCAATACCATCCAAGCAGGAAGGTTGCTCACCATTGTCTTGACTTTCTTGATAAAGACTTGCGCAACGCTTAGCTTGGTTGCAATAATTAGAATATTTTTGTCTTTCTGGAATAGCGCTAACCACACAGAGTAAGCAGCAACAAGCGTAGACAATCCTAGCTGTCTACTTTTAACAATAACAGTGAATCGATTTTCAATAAAATCTTGAACGCAGACATCTTGAAATGGGAACGTTTTAAACGGAATTGTTCCTCTTGTTGGATGCTGTATTTTTACATAATTATTGAAAAAATACGTAGGATCTTTACCACATCGTATTATTTCAGTTACTTGTCTTGTCTTGTTGCTTGTATTCATACATCAATTTCATATGTTGTATTCAGTCTAAAATAAGCAACTTTACGTGGATTGTAAGGCGACATGCTTATCAGCTCAATTCCGCTATCAGAATTTTTCCTAGTAAGCTTTAAACTTTTTCCCTCAATTTTCTTAAATTCATTTTCAACTTCGATGACTGTCTTTTTGGTAAGTTGATCAGCAGCTCTCTCATGCTCTTTGCTCTGCTCACGCATGGATTGTTCGGATGCATAGTGAACAATTGTTATGTACTTAACAATTAAGGCATTACCCTGCAATGACATCTTAATTGATGATGTTGGCGATGCTACTGTTGAACTCTTTCCATAAGTTGTATTGATTAACTGACCCAGTGTATTGACTTGTTGCATTGAAAGCATGCTATAACCCTCTTAGTCTATCTATTTCAATAAATATACGCCTTCTTCTCTCTTCAACATCAGAATGAATTTCAGAAATATCGGGGCGCCATCC